CCTCCGGCCATCGGCGGCTTCCCCGCCGGCGGCGACGGCTGCCCCCCCGGGGCGAGCGACGGCAGCGACGGCGCCTGCGCACGCGGCACCCCGCCCGGCTTCGCCCCCGCGCCCTGCGCTATCGCGGTGCCCGCCGCCGCGATCCCCTGCAACTGCCCCAGGCCGGCGGCGGCCTCCGGGGGCATCCCGGGCGGCGGGTTCCCCGCCAGGGCCTCCGCCCGCTGCGACGCCGTGTTCACCAGCGACTCGTGGACCTGCCCTGCGTCCAGGTTGAGGATCACCGCCATCCGCTCGGTCAGGAGGTCTATGAAGGCGAGCGGGACGTTGAGCTTGGGGGCGGCCGCCATCTGCCCGAACATGGTGAACAGGACGGCGGTCATCGCCTCCTGCAGCGGCCCGAATTTCCACTGGGGGAACGCGGCGTCCGCCCCGAAGTTCAGGGTGACGAGCGGGCGGATCAGGTCATGGCTGATGCTGTCGGCGATCTCGGTGGCGGCCGCCTCACGGCTGGCGAGGTAGTAGCTGGACTGGTCCTCGCTCATGCCGTAGGACCCGGCGGAGGCGCCGCCGCCCGCCCGGGTGCCTTTCGCCGCCGCGCCGGACAGCTGCAGGAACCCGGCGAGGACGCTGCTGGCCATCCAGTTCTCCAGGAACGTCATGCACGCCGCGAACTGCGCCCCCGCATCGGCTGCTGTCGGCAATGCCTCGAACGTCTTCATGCCCTCCGACGGGTGGACGAGGCCGACGATCCCCGAGCCCCTTAGCTGGGAGATGTCATCAGCGCGGGCGGTCGCCTCGCTCTGGTCGTTGCCGTAGACGACGAGGCGCTGCATCGCCATGCCCTCAAGGAAATTCATCCAGAGTTTCTGTCTAAAAGATAGAGCAGCTTTGACATTGTTTGATAGCAATTGTGAGTAACTGTCCAGTTGTCTGTCAGGAACAGGCCGTCAGGAGCCTCGACAGTGATGCAACGGCATTCACGCTCGTCGTCCGACGTGATACTTACAATCGCTTTAGTGCTGCTCTTTCTCTCATTTGAACCACCTCCCTCCCATCGCTCGGCCTTCCGGGGAAGGAGGAAAGGATTCTCGCGGGTGACGATCTCAACCCGGTACAGCGGGCGGCGGCGGTGAATCTCGTGCCCGTTCAGGTTTCCGCCATGACCGGCATTGGACACGAACCTAGTCCGCGCCCGGCCGCCGAGAGACTGCACGAGATCCTGCACGTCGGCGGCCAGTTGCGCTGACGTGGTGGTGAACGTCGACCGGCCGCCGAGCAGGCAGTTTCCGTCGGTGTCCATCAGACCGCGCAGCAGATCCCAGCGCTGCTTCGGCGACGACTGCCGATAGATGGCGGGGATGAACCGCTCCGGGCTCTGGCGGTTCAGGCCGAGCATCACGATCGCGTCGCGCATTCGGTTGCCGGCGCCTCGCAGCGTGTCGGCGAACCCGTAGCGGATCTTTGAGTGCCGCCTGAGTTCAACGCCGGGAATGGACCGCCGGGCGGCCTCCTCGGCGATGAACGGGTCGCCTGTCGATAGCGCGGGTGACGACGGGCTGTACGTGATCATCTTCCCGGCGCGAATCGACCACCTACTCGGCCGGTACTGCATCGTCCCGTCGCCGATCCACGCGCCGAGCAGGTACGGGTCAAGGGGAAGCTCACGCTCCGGGTACTGCGCCTCGCCGCACAGCGGCACGTGGAAGCGGTAGCCGTCGTAGCGCATCAGCCCGGCCGCCAGGATCTCGGCGGTGCTCATGACCTTCGTGATGAACCGGTTGGCGGTGTCCCGGTCGCGGACCTCCCACAGGTGATCGGCGTCGCACAGCACGCTGGTCTGGTCGGAGAACGCGACCCGGTACATCTGCCGCCTGCCGCGGGGATGCACCGCTGTGACGCGGGTCGGCTCGCCATTGCCGCCGAACACGTAGTCGCCCGGCTGAATCTCCTCGATCGCGACCGGTCCGTCCGGAGTCTGCACTTGAGAGCCGTGAGCGAGGGCCCAGTACGAAACTTCCATTTCTGACACGCCGGTCAGTGGTTCTCGATGTTTTCCATGTGTATAAATATAGCTTCTTATTTTGGGTATATCGACGTATCCGGGTACTTTTTGCTTGTTATTCAGCATCAAATTGCCGCCGAACAGCCACACCTGCTGACGGAAACCGTTGGGCGCCCCGCTGCGGTCGTTATAGCGCGCCTGGCACGTCGCCGGGGGACGGTAGGAGACCGCATCGTAAATGATCTTGCCGTCGGATTCGCGGACCTTGAACGTTTTCTCGAAGAAAGATCTTTTGAATACCTGGGCGGCTGTTATCTGCCCGACTAGCGTGCTGATCGGCGTTTTCATCCCGCCGGACTCGTTCGGGGTCATCAGCACCGACGTGACCAGCTCGGCCTCGCCCTTGTCGCCTTTCGCGGGCTCGATGGTGTAGGGGGCGCCGCGGATAGGGAGGGTGAGAACCTGCTCGATAGCCGCCGCCATGCCATTGCGGACCAGCATCGTCTTGTAATCCCGCGCGGAGAATTCCCCGTAATCGAAAACGTCGCCTTCGCCTTAATCAATAATAGGCGAACAAACGCTGCCCCATATCGAATGAGGTTCCGATCTCCGGGCCCATGAGTGCGCGCTTGCCGGAGCCGCGCGAGCCCTTGGGGGGGAGATCGGGGAAGGCGATCACGTTAGCGTCGGATGCCATCTTCCTGCACCACCTCCCTCCCGTCGCCCGGGGCGCGCGAGGGCGCCGGTCGGCTGCACGTGCAGATGCACGGTGCGGATGCACGTGCATCTGAAGGCAACCATACAGGCAGGGCGGGCGCGAGGGACGGCTAGGCGGGGTCGGGCCGGGGGCGGCGGCTGTTACGGGGCGCGCTTCCGCCGCCGGGCGAGCAGGACCCCGAGCACCACGACGACCCCCAGGAACCCGTAGGCGGCCCGGGTCAGCCAGTGCGACGCCGTCAGCCACCCGCCCCGGCCGCCCGTAGCGGCCCAGGCGAACGCCAGGACCACCGCCGCGCCGCAGCACCCCATGCCGATGAGGCCGGCCGCCAGCGCCCAGCGGAGCAGCCGGGCGCCAGCCGGGCCCACCTCAGCCTCCCTGCGGTGCCGGGCGGCGCACCGGGCGGGGCCTGGCCGCCTCCCGCGCCTTCCGGGCCAGGGCGGTCACCCGCGCCCAGGATTTCGCCCCGTAGAAGCGGGGGGCGCGCTCACCGCGCCGGCGGAACCACCACAGCGCGAACGCGGCGGCGCAGGCGACCGCCGCGTTGCCGGCCGCGAGCGGCCGCCACCCGCCGATGACAGCGCCGGCCGCGGTGGTCCCGTTGCCCGCGACGAACAGCCACAAGCCGAGCCGCGCCCGCCGCCTCAGCACGGCGGCGACCCCGCAGCACACCACGGCGAGCCCCGCGGCGTTCACCAGCAGGGATATGAGCCCGGCCATTTTCATCCCGCCTTTCAGTCGCGGTGCGTCCAGCGCGCCCGGTACTCGCGGCCGGACTCGGAGGTGACATCCAGCTCATGCGACTGGCCGTCGCGGAGCTCGGCGAGAACCTCCAGCCCCCCCGCCGGGATGACCACCCGGTCCGGCCCGTCCTCGAAGTCGAACCCGGCGGCGCTGCAGCTGATCACCGACCGGTCGCCGTCGCAGCGGAACACGATGATGCGCCGGCTCCCGCCCTCGGTGATGTCGGTGACGCTGCCCGGCTGGGATTCGGGGGTGAGCTCGGCGAGCGTCACCCAGCCGCTCCCGCCGTCATCATCCCCGGTGTCGTGCCACATCTTGAACAGCAGCGTCCCCATCGCCCGCCCCCTTCTCAGTTCAGAACGGGCGCGAGGGCGCCAGGCATCCCGTGGTACCTGATCCCGGACGCCTCCGCCGCCGCGAGGAGCGCGGCGATGAGGGGACCGCTCGGGGCCTTCCCCGGCCGGTAGAACATCTCTTCCACGTGCTCGGGGTGCTGGCGGGTTTTCGTCGCGGCCCAGAATCGGCCGTGGATGTCGGCGACCCACGCGGTGCACACCTCGGTCGCCTCCGGGAGCTCGTGGAAGGTGCGGCCCCGGCGGGCGGCGTGGTAGCGGGCCAGGTCCGCCGCCGATGCTTCCGGGCCGG